AAGGGCCCCACATTGTGGGGCCCTTCTCGCATCCAGACATCACTCCGGCAGCTCTGCCAGTTTCACTTCGAGTTGCAGGCGGTTGGTGTAGCCCTGGTCGGTGAGGTCGTGAACGACCTGGGTGAGTAGCCAGTCAGCCTCGTCGATTTGTGGTTTGAATCCCCTGACCGTGGTGGGTTGCTCCGGGTAGAGCTCGGGGCGGCCTTTGGCCAGGGTGATCTGAAACTCGGCCACGCCGCGCTGCAGCTTTTCCCACTCAGCCCGGGCGGCTCGCATGGCATTGCTCTGGCTGGCGTAAACGTGGCGCAGTTCCTTGACGTTCTCACTGTCGCCAACCAGCAGCTCGTTTTCCTTCTTGTTGACCACCACACCCGGCGGTAGCGGCCGTTCCTCTTTCGGTTTGGTCTTCCGCTTGCGCTTCACCACGATTTTCTTCTTCTCCGCGGCCTTGTTGTCTTGCCAGTAGGCGATGACACCGGTGTATGCATCGCGGTCTGCCACCGAGAACTGGTGCTGATCGCCGTCCTGGCGGGTGATAGTGATGGCAGGGAGTGGCTTGCCGCTGGCGGTGAAGCCGTTGCCCGCCTTGATGAACATCAGGCGGCCAGATTTGACGGTGGCGATGGCATCCTGCTCGGTGGCCAAGCGGGTGAGAAAGGCCAGATCGCTCTCGTTGGTCTGGTCGATGTGGTCGATCACCATCCCCTTGAAGGCGTCGCCAACGCTTGGTGTCAGGCCATAGCGGGCGGCAAGCTGCTCGACGATGGCGCCGATGGTTTCGAAATGCCAGCTGTGCTCGCGCAGTTTATTCATGCCCCCGCGCAGGTCTGCCGACTTGCCCCGGATGGTGAGCACATCCGGGGCGCCGCCGTGTTCCACCTCGTCAATTTTGAAGGTGCCTTTATCGACCAGGGGGCCGCCTTGCCAGCCGATGCTGGCTTGAAGGGTGGCCCCACGGCGCGGCATGGCCAGCTTGCCGTCGCTGTCATCGAGGGCGATCTCGATGGTGTCGGCCGAAAAGCCACGGTTATCGGTGATAGTCATGTGCATCAAGCGTGGGCGCAGGGTGCCCGAGACATCGCGGCCATTGACCCGCACCTGATAGGCTGGCGCTGGATGTTGTTGGTACAGGGCATCCAGTTGGTTGGTGATGCCAAGGTTTTCAGTCAAGCGGGTACCGAACTGGTCGAATGCCCCCATCAGAGCAGCCCCCCGAGTTTGCCGCCCACCGTGTTCAGCAGCTTGCCAACTCCCAACCGGCCGATCAGGTTGCCCGCAGTGCGGCCGAGCAAGGTATTGCCGAGGGAGCTGTCGTTGTCATCGACCCGCTTGAGCTTGATGCTGAACTCGATTTTTCGGGCGCTGCCATCCTGGAAGAACTCGCTGCGGGTGGTGCTGATCCCTTCTATCACGAACGAGCCGCGCATCACGCCATCCCCTTGGATCAGTGGGAAGGCTTGGCCACTGTCGCCCATGCTATTGAGCATATCGAGGGAGACTGGGCCACCGGTGAGCTCTGGATAGAGCACCCCGCTTAGGGTGCTGAGTTCGTCATCAGGGCCGAGGTACTGATATGAGGGGCGGGCGCCGACCCGGTTATTGCCCGGGTGGCGCCATGATTTTTCGTCTTGTTGGGATTGGGGGGCAACTGTCGAGCGCATAAACACGAACCAGCCCAGGGTCATCATCATGGTGGTTGATCCTTAGTTGCGGTCGGTCAGGGAGGCGCGGCCACTGGCCGCAGCCTGCCGTTCGCGTCGGTCCAGTTCGCGGCGCACCTCTTGCGCCACATCGGTGGCTGATTGTCCCGGCTGTTGGGTGATACTGATCGGGGCGTGGATCTGGGTGGTGCTGTTGCCTCTGGCAACCGGCCGCACCGGGGTGACGATGCGCGGGCCGTAACCCGAACCGCCCGCCATGGCCGGGGTGTTGTAGTTGCCGGTGAGGTAGCCGGACGGATTGACGTTGTTGGTGACCGAGCCGCCCCCCTTCATCCAGTCCGGCAGCAGGTCGGTGAGGGCTTTGATCTTGTTCTTCAAGCTCTCCCACTTGGCACTGATGCCACCAATCAGGCCGTCGATGATGGCCTTACCCTTGTTAGCGGCGCCCGCTGGTAGGGTATCGAAGAAGGCCCAGATCTCGTTCCAGTGCATGATCAGCATGCCGATGGGGGTCCATGAGAAGAGCTCTTTCAGGAGTTGCCAGAAGGCGAGGGCTGGGGCCTTGCACTGGGCCCATAGATCGCTGAACCACTTGGTGACCCCATCCCAATGTTTGTAGAGCAGGTAGGCCCCGGCCGCGATCGCCGCAATCCCCATGATGAACCAGCCGATCGGGGTGGTAAGCATGGCAATCCCGAGCCTGACCATGCCCATGGTCAGCGCCTTGATGAAGGTCAGCAGCGGGCCGCCATAGACCAGCAGGGTAGAAAGCCCCATTTTGATGGCGGCCAGTGGCCCCAGCAGACCCGCCACAATCAGCAGCAGCGACCCGCCAGCGGCAGCGGCCACAGCAGTGACTGCCGCGATACGGGTGAGGGTCGAGGTGAGCTCTGGGTTGGCCCGCATCCAGTCGCCGGTGACCTGGATGATCTCGGTGACGCGCTGGATAATGCCGCGCAGTGGGCCGTTTTCGGTCTCCATCATCTGGATGCCTACGTCGTCCCAGGCGGAGGTGAGGTTGTCCAGGTCGCCGATGGCGTTATCGGCCATCACCTTGGCGACCTTGCCCGCTTCCCCCTGCGTTTGCTTCAACGTGGCGATCAGCTCCTGCAGCTTGCCGGAACCGGCCTGCTCAGTCAGCACGGTCAGTGCGGCAAATGCCTCTTCGCCGGCAATGGCCTTGAAGTAGCCCGAGCGGGTGGCGTCCCCCATCTTGCTGGTTTTCTTGTAGAGCTCGTCCAGGATATCGGGCAACGAGCGCAGGTTGCCCGCCGCATCGGCTGTCTTGACGTTGAGGGCGGCCAGCGCATCGTGCGCCGCCTTGGGCGGGGAGGCCAAGCGGCCGAGAATGGCGCGGATGGCGGTACCACCCATGCTGCCCTGAATACCCGCATCCCCCAGCTTGCCCGCCATGGCGGAGGCTGTTTCAAGGTCAACCCCGAGCCCTGCCGCTACCGGCCCCACGTATTTCATGGTTTCACCCAGCATCTGCAAGTCGACGTTGGCGCGGGTGAAGGTGCCGACCATCACATCCCCCAAGCGGGTCATCTGGTTGGCCGGCAGCTTGAAGCCGGTCAGGATGTTGGAGCCGATATCGGCAGCAGCGGCAATCTCGACTCCGCCCGCCTTGGCGATATCGAGCACCCCGGGCATGGCGTCACGGATTGCCTTGGGGGTGAAACCGGCCATGGCCAAAAAGCCTTGGCCCTGCGCCGCTTCGCCCGCCGTGAAGGCGGTATTGGCGCCGAGCTCCCGTGCCTGAGTCCGCAGGGCGGCCAGTTCGCGGCTCTCTTTGCTCAGCCGGGTGATCGCCTGCACCTTGGACATATCGACATCAAAGCCCATCGCCTTGCCCGCGATATTGGTGCCCTTGTAGATGGCGGCGGCCCCGGTGGCCATGCCCGCAGCGCCATAGCCCGCCAGAGTGCCGCGCATCGACATGGTTTTGTCGTAGTTGGTTTTGATCTGGTTGAGGCGCTTTTGCTGGTCGGCCAGCTGGCCCAGCTTGGCCCGCTGCTGGTCGAGCTGGCTGTTGGCTGCGGCCAGATCGCTCTTGAGCTGGCGCTGGTGTTGGCCCAGCTGTTTGGTGTTGATGCCTACCTCGCCCATGACCCGTTTCAGGCTGCCGTGACGGGCGACCATTTCCCGCTCTTGTTGGGAGAGGTCGCGCACCTTTTGCTTGGCCTGTTCCATGGCGCGGGTCATGGCCTTGGTCGGTTGCTCGACCTTGGCGAACTGCTGCGCCATCTGTTGGGCATCGCGCTGGGCTTGGGTCAGCTGGGCGCGGGTTGCACCGATTTGCTGGCCGAGGGTGCGATAGCCGTCAATCTGGCCGCTCTGGGCTTCCAGCTCCTTGATGCGCTTTTTCGTGTCGACCAGGTCTTTGGCGGTGATGCGGCTCTGGCCGCTGGCTGCCTTGAGGGGGGCGGTGAGCTTGTCGATCCCGTTAAGCAGGATTTGCAGTTTGAGAGGGTTCATTGTTGTTCTGCCCCGTTGATGCGGTTGTGAGTCTCAACGAGGCGTTGGTGCCACCCCATCAGCTCGCTGATCTCCATGACCGCCATTTCGGACGGCGGCCAGTGGGCGATGATGGCCAGATCGGCCATCACCTCGTCTACGCAATGAGGTAGGCCATTCTCTTCGGTACCAAAAAAGCGCTTACCTCGCTGCCCAGTTGCATCAGGTCAGCCGGATCCATGTTGCCGATCTCGGCCTCGGTCAACATGGGGGTGGTGATGCGGGGCAGCAGTTTGGTGAGGGCGTTGACGTCCATCTGCACCACATCGGTCATATTGAGGCCGCGCATTTCGCCCGCCTTGGGTTTGCGCAACTGGATCTCGGTGAGGGTGGTGTCGCCGCGCTGGATGGCTTGGTCGAGGGTAACGGTTTTGTTTTCCATGGTGTCGGTTCCTGGTGATGTGGTGAGGGCGGCACTTATTGGTTGGATAAGGACCGCCCATTGGATGAGGGAAGGGGTTAAAGGCCGAGGGCTTTGCGGTGTTCGGCCATGCGGTCGACGCCATCGGGGCCGATCTCAATCATGTTGATGAGGTCGATTTCATGGATCACCTGACCGTTGATGGTCTCCTTGTAGTAGGTGTTGACCATGCCGACCTTGGCCTGGGAGTTGTCACCGGCCTTGAGGGTGCCGCGGTCGAGCTCTTTGAAGCGGCCACGGCAGATGATCTCGACGGGTACCACCTCGGCGGTGTCGTCGCCCTGTACCGAGCCGGCAAAGCGCACCATGGTACCGTCGGCTTTGGGTTCCCCCATGCAGCGCAGCAGGGGCTCGCCATAGCCGCCGAAGGTGAACGAGACATCGAGGGCGCTGTCATCGAATCCCATGTCGATGTTGACGGCGCCGCCCATGCCGCCGCCGCGATAGGTTTCAAACTTGCGGGTCAATTTGGCCGGGGTGAAATCTTCCGCTTCACCCACCCAGTTCTCGCCGTTGAGAAAGACGTTCAGGCGTTTGAGTTTGCGTGGCAGTGCCATGGTGGCTCCTTATGCTGCGGCCGCGACGCGGGCGCCGAAGTCGATCAGGTAGTGGTCGGTGATGCGCTGGATGAAACCGAGGTCTTCGAGCGGCGGTACCGGGGTGTAGTTGTAATCAATGCGCAGTTTGCCCGCCTTGAGTGTGTCCTTGTCGTTGAGCTCCTCGTTGTACCAGCAGTCAAACCCGAGCAAATATCCGCCGTTCACCAGCTCGCGCCCCTTGGCCTTGATCCCCTCGACGATGTCTTTGACCAGGGAAGGGTGCAGCGGCTTGTCGTTGGCCCACATGTGCGCCTCTGCCATGGTGTCAGCCAGGATCTGGGCGGTGCGGGTGTAGTTCTCGAAGGCGAACAGGGGATCATCGGAACAGGTGCGGTTGCCCCAGTAGCGAAAGCCGTCAGCGCGGATCAGGGCGGTGACTTCGTTGGCGTTGAGCAAGCCGACCTCGGTGTCGGGGTCTTGCAGATCCCAGAACAGGTTTTTGGTCATGCCATCGACCCCGGTCACGCCGACGTTCGACAGGGTCTTGTGCCAGCCAATCTCTTTGTCGATGAGCGCCCTCATGGCGGCGGCCTTGAGGCAGGCATCGAGCTTTATGCTGGCATTGGTGGCAACGTCCCACGCGGTCCAGTCGGCATGCACCAGCATCAACTCACGGCTGGAGAAGTTTTCACGGTAGGCCAGCGCGGCTTCGACGGTCTCGGCGATGGTCGGCACGTAGGCAAAGGCGCGCAGCTTATTGGCCATGCCCGCCAGCGCAGTGGATACCGGCAGGGTGCAGTTGTCCGGCACGCAGAGGATGCGCGGCTTGACGCCGGTAGCCGGGGTGGCCCGCTCCAGCGCCTTGAGGCCGGTATAGCTGCCATCGGGCTTGATGGTGCCGATGATGTTGCTGGTCAGGGCTGCTGCATCTGCGCCTTTGGCCACACGCACGGCGATAACGATGGTGTTGACGGTGTCATAGATGGTTTGCAGTGAGCGTTTCAGGTTCCCCTCGCTGCCCGCCTTGGCGATGGCCGCTGGCAGGTTGGCGATCAGCACAGGCTTGTCGAGGGGGAAATAGGTGGCGTCGGCGTCTTCGCTGGTGCAGACCATGCCGATCACCGCCGTGGCGACGGTGCGGATGGTACGGGTACCGTCTGTCGCTTCGACGACGCGCACGCCGTGGTGGAATTGGTCCAGTGCCATAGGTTCTCCTGTTGTCCGGACGGAGCATTCTTTGCGTAGGTAATGCAGGTGATGTGAACAGGGTCAGAATGCAGGGGCAGGGGATGACAGGCGAGCGGCGGCCAGTGTATCCGGTGTGGATACACTGGATGGGCGGTGACAATGGGGTGATGGGCGGCAGTAACGAAACACCCCGCCGAGGCGGGGTGGTTGGAGGTTAATCAGTCGGTGAAGTAGCTGATGGTAAATGCCAGCCTGGCATTGTCCGACACGCTCACGACATCGGCATAAGGTTGTCTTGGCGCCACACCTCGAATGATGGCGAATGGTTCACCTTTAATGCAGTCGATCACAAATTGGCTGGATGTATCAGGGAGGTTGACACCAACAATCATGCCTATCGCCCCTGATTGTTCCATGATGCTGGATGATGTCGGGAAGGGCAGGTTTACGCCTATGTACCCATCCATCGCAGGGTCTATATTTTTTACTCCCATGGCTACCTGAGCAATAACCAACCGTCCCATCTTCACATACTGCCCATGGCGATATTCATACTCATGCTGTCCGGAGTGACTATATCCAGAAAGTGATGGAAGCCAGGTGCCATGAACCCCTGGTTCCAGCGCAGCCTCAGATACCCCCAGTAGTCCATTGAGCTGCCTGACAACGTGCTCGAAGATGGCCTGATGACCGGCATCATTGGGGTGTACCCCATCGATATACATATTGTTTTCAAGCAGGTCGAGCGATGAGCAATCGATCACCATCACCCCCAGCTCTGCGGCAAGCAGCCTAATGGATGCAGCGTATTGAATGTGGCGGGCTTTTGCGGCTGGCCAGATATGTTCATCTGCGATCGGTGGGATCATGATGGCGACGACATTGTCGCCATGATTGAGGGTGACCGCGATATTTTTGATGTTGGCTTTCAGCTGGTCTGGCGTGGTGGCTTTACCACTGTTGTAGATATCGTTGGTGCCCAGAGCAATGATGAACAGGTTCTTTTTTGATTCGAAAAATGCCCCCTGTCTTTTGATTGATGCCAGCCGTTCCGGTGTATTGAAATCCGTACTTGATGCGCCCGAGAAGGCCATTCTGTTGATGTGGATCCGCTCATCTGCATGGTTCAACCTGATCAGGCCTGTCAGCGTCACATCACCATCAACGGCCTT